GGCCAAGTACGTCTCCCTCGACGCGCTGCTCGACGCCATCAAGCCGGTGCTGCTCGACCACGACCTCGCTCTGATCCAGACGCTCGTCAGCCAGGAGGGCAAGGTCGGCGTCTCGACCGCCTTCCTCCACGCGTCCGGCGAACGCTTCGAGTTCGGCACCCTGCTCGTCAAGGCCGAGGGACTGACCGCCCAGCAGATCGGCGGAGCCATCACTTACATCCGCCGGCAGTCCATCCAGACCGCGTGCGGCATCTCGGTCGACCTTGACGACGACGGCGCCGTGGCCTCTGGCTTCCGTTCTGCGGCCTCTTCCCCATCCGCCCCTGCCTTCTCCCCCACCCCCCGCCCTCTGACCAAATGAGCGACCCTATCGACGCGGCCTTCAAAGCCCTGCACAACCACAACCTCGCCGCCGCTGCCGAAGCCCGGGCAGAGAACCAAGCCAAGACCATCTCCGAGATGCGCTACGCTGGCAACGAGCTCGCCCGCGTCATGGAAGACATCCTCGGCTCCGACATGATCACCTGTCAAATCTCCCGCGCCGTGATGACCTCCACCGTGGCCAAGTGGAAGAACGCTAAGACCGGGCAAATCTGATGGCCGACGTCCCCAAGGGCATCGAACGGATCGCGGCCACCGTCCCGAAGCAGTACGCCCTGCTGCTCTTCCTGGACGGCTTCCCGTACGTCGAGCTGACGGCCCGCAAGCACGCCGACTTCCTGACCGACCTCAACGCGTGGAAGCGCAAGACCTACCCGTCCCTGTCCCGCTCCGCCGTCCGCTTCTTTACGCTTGCCCCTAATGGGGAGATAAAGGAACTTACCTTCACGCCGACTCGCTCATGACCAACCGCGAAAACATCAAGCGCCTCGTCGAGAACATCACGGGCTCGCTCGCCACCGTCCAGCACATCGCCGGACGTTATGAACAGCACGACGCCGACATCATCACGCTCTCCGACCTCAACCGCTCGGCCATCACCGAGCTTCAGGTCTTCACCGATCACATCGACACCGCTGACGAAGCCGCCCAGGTCAAGCCGCTCCATGACCGCGTCCACGTCCTCGTCGTCCAGCTGCGCGTCCTGCGGAATACGCTCGAGGCCATGGAGAACGCCGCCGAGTCCGCCCTTGAAGACGTGCGCCGCATCTCCGCCAGCGTCGAAGAAGCCAGCCCCGAAGATGACAGCCTGTGAACTTTGCAAGGGTGCGTGCTGTGAAAGCATCCTCCTGCCCATCGACGCGTCCCCGACCACGACCGAATTCTACGCCGCCCGCGGCGAGGTCTTCATGATCGTCGGCCGCACCTTCGCCGAACTGCCTTCCCGATGCCCGCACCTCTCCGGCTCCGGCAAGTGCAAGACCTACGCCAGCCGCCCGGTCGCCTGCTCCCGCTTCACCGTCGGCTCCGTCATGTGCCTGACCGCCATCGAGCGCCGTCGCCCCGATCAGGCCGAGGCCATCATGGCCCTTCTCTGACCTTTCCCACCAACACCCAATAACACACCCATGCCCGACCTCATCACCGAACGCGTCATCTATGACGGCATCCAAGCGCTCAACCAATCCGGCGCAAAGGAACTGCTCAAGTCCCCCGCCCACTACCAGGCGTATCTCGCCCGCACCCGCGAGGACTCCAAGGCCCTCCGGGTCGGTACCGCGGTCCACAAGCTCGCCCTCGAAGGGCTCGACGCCTACAACGCCACGCACGCCATCGCCCCGGACGTGGACAAGCGCACGAAGGAAGGCAAGGCCGAGTGGGCCGAGTTCGTCACCGCCAACGAAGGCAAGGCCATCCTGACCGCCGAAGAGGGCGCCCTTGTCGATGCCGTGGCCAACTCTGCTGCGGCCTGCATGAAGAACAATGGCATCGTCCTGACGAAGACCGAGGTCATGTTCACCGCCTTCCTCGGCGATACCCTGGTCAAGTGCGCCATCGACGGCATCTCTGACGACGGCTACATCTACGATCTGAAGACCTGCGAAGACGCCAGCCCGCACGGCTTCCTTCAGTCCGTCCGTAAATACAAGTACGCCCTCCAGGCTTACTTCTACCGGCACGCCGTCGAGTCAGCCTACAAGTGCCGCGTCCTTGGCTTCCGCTTCATCGCCGTCGAGAAGGAGCCGCCCTACGCCCACGCGGTCTACGAGCTAGGGCCGGAACTGATGACCAACGCCGCCTTCGACTTCGAGCGCGCGCTGACCCTGTATAAGGAATGCACCGCCTCGGGCAACTGGCCCGGCTACCAGACCGAGATCACCACCATCGACATCGCCGCCAAGCCCAGCGCGGCGACCAACATCAACTTCGCCTAATACCATGACCACCGATAACAACGACCGCCCGCCCTTAACCTCGATCAGCACCAACGGCACGTACCGCCTCAAACTGATCAAGCCCAAGTTCGAGAAGGTCAAACAGTGGGAGGACGGCACCACGTCCTGCCGCCTGTTCTTCGTCGACGACAAGGGCTTCTGCCTGTCGAAGAACTTCTCCAGCAAATACGGCAAGGCCCTCGCCATGCTCGTCGGCAAGTTCTCCGGCAAGTATACCAACGAGATCCGTCTGGACGCGACCCCTGCCGAGTATATGCAGTATCTCGAGCCCGCCTGCGGTCAGACCATCCTCGTCGGCGTCGAGGTCGAGGCCAACGGCGAGTGGCAGGGTAAGCCTCAGTATAAGTACAAGATGACTTACCCGCGCGGCTCCCAGAAGCCGACTGCCCCCGAAGAGCCGCTGCCCCCCGAAGGCGTCCCCTTCTAATCCCGTGACTGAAGCACCCACGCCGATGTCCGCCCCGACGCTCGTCCTGATCGCAGGCTACGCCAGGGCGGGCAAGGACACCCTCGCCTCCGGCATCCTCGAGTGGTCTACCCGCCCCGCCGAGCACATCAATCTAGCAGACTCGCTCAAAGAAGCGTCCAATCATTTTCTCGATTATCTCGGCCTAGACGGTTCGTTTTTTAACGAGCAGTTTAAATGCGATAATCGGGACGCCTTGGTAAACTTCGGCAAGTTCGCACGGCGCCTAGATCGGGACGTCTTCGCCCGCCACTTCGCCAACTGGTGCCCGGTCATGAAGCACCACGACCAACCCTCCCCCGAGACGGTCGTCTGCTCCGATTGGCGCTACGTCAACGAGCTGCGCGTCTGCCAGGATATCCTCTGGGAGAAGGGCTGGAAGGTCCGCACCGTCTACGTCGCCACCGCTGGGGTCGGTCCGGCCAACGACGAAGAGCTGGACAGCATCGCCGAGATACGCGCCTCCCACCTGTTCGACCAGGAGTATATCTTCAGGCCGTCCTCGCGTAACGCGATCATGACCGAAGGCCGCAACCTCGCCCGCTCATGGAAACTATGAACCCCGAGACGCTGCGCTGGGCGAACAAGGTCGGCCTGTCCCCCGACCGCGTGGCCTTCCTGCTGGCTTGCCCGAAGTATACCCGCACCGGGCGAAACGACAAGCCCGCCTACATCAAGGCCGAGAACCCGAACCACCACCTTCAGAAGCTAGGTGACTGCTATTGGTTTCGCCTGCGTCGTCGCGGCAAGGACATCGTCGAGAACATCGCCAGCGACCTCGAGACGGCCCGCAAGCGCCGTGACGAGATGCTCGCGGCCTTCGACGCCGGCAAGCCCATCCCTTACATCAACGTCCGCTAATGAGCATCATCCGATGGGTAGCCGCTGGAGACAACCACGGCCAATTAGTTTGTGAAGAAACGCAGGACGCGCTGGCCTCGTTTATCGGCCGCTGGCGACCCCAGCTCCGCATTCACACCGGCGACTGCTTCGACTTCGGCGCCTGGAGACGCGGGGCAACCCCTGACGAGCAGGAGGAAGGCATCACCGACGACCTGAAGCACGGGAATTACTTCCTGCGTAAGGTGCTCAAGCCGACGATCTTCATGCAGGGCAACCATGACATCCGCGCCGAGGAGCAGATGCTCTCCCGCAACGGCGACCGCCGCGACAACGCCATGCGGGCCGTGCAGTCATACACCGACACCCTGGCTGAGATCGGTTGCAAGGAGTTTCACCGCTACTCGGTCAAGGGTAAGGACTCCGAAGGGGTCAACCGCTTCCGCGTCGGGAAACTCACCGGCACGCACGGCTTCAAGGCTGGCGTGGCCGCAACCCGCGAGACGGCCCGCACCCTTGGCCGCCCTGGGGACGTCGTGATCCATGGACACACCCACGACTTCTCCCTCTGCACGATTGAGCATCTTGAGGCCGCCATCGTCGGCGTCTCGGCCATGTGCTGTATGGACATCAACAAGGCCGACTATGCGCTGCGCCGCCTAGCCACGACCAAGTGGTGCAACGGCTGGCTCCATGGGGTCATCGACGAGAAGACCGGCGACTGCAAGGTCTGGACGGCCCATCGTTTCCAAGGCAAGTTCATCTGCTCGACCGCTTACGACCTGATCTGATGAAGCCTAAGGACTACGCCGCATTGCTTATGCGGAGCCAGCCATCCCCGCAGCAGAACTTCGCCGACGACACACCTGAAGGCTGGCACAAGACCACGGAGGTCGTCCGCCTCCTAGGCTATACGACCCGGGCCGGAGTCGCCCTGCCGCTCGCCCGCATCGTCAAGGCGGGCTACGCCGAGCAGAAGACCATCCGCCGAGGACGCTTCATCTATCGCCTGTCGCCCAGGTTCAAGTCTTGGCCCGCCGCCAAGGCCGCAGCTGAAGCCCTCGACAAGTTCAAGGCCCCCAATGGATGGGTCACCCTCTCCGAGTATGCCCACAAGCACCGGCGCACCGTCCGCGGCGTGCAATACCGTATCGACGGCATGGCCCTCCCTGTCCGCATCCTCCGCAACCCGCGGAGCGTCCCCTACTACCGCAAGGCCGACCTAGACCGCGTCCTACGCAAAGCATCTTGACCACGGGCACCCACGCCCACAAACCCCAACCCTCTCTTCCATGACTCCTCCGAACAATATTCCGGCGGAACGCCACCTCCTCGGTGCTATCATCCGTGATAACTTG